TTCGATCCTAGCGAAGCAAGTTACTTAATTCAGAATATTGAAAAATGGGCTGCTTTTGATTGTATAGAATTTAATCAAGGACCAGCGACAATAAGTCAACCTATGAAAGAACTTGAAGCAATGATCAAAGCGTTCGAGTTTTGGCATAATGGCGATCCTGTTTATACTTGGTGTATGGGAAATGTTGTAAAGAAGAATTCTCGATCTGGTGGAAGTGTAAAACATTATTTCCCAACGAAGACAAATCCTAAGTTAAAGATTGATAGTGCTGTCGCAACGATCTGCGCATTAGGTAGATTAATAACGTATGAAAATGACAACGGTGCGTATGAAAGCCGCGTATCTTCCGGGGAGGAGCAGGTATTGCGGGTTTTGTAAGTCAATAAAATTGTGGATTTTGAAAAAAAATCTCGCTTAAATTTTTGGCGTAGAGTAATTTTTGAAAAATCTATAATTTTTAATACAGAGGTGACATATGGCTGGTTCTTGGGGATCTTTGGTTTACCGAAATGGATATCTGGATAACGCCTTTGTGCCGCTGAAGGGGTTAGAAAAGGAGTTTACGGCTGATGCTGCGGCTGCTACCATCCCTGTCGAACCAATTACCGGCGTGAATGGTTGGCTGTGCGGCGTTGACATTGTTTCCGGTGCCGACTATGGCGAAACAGGGTTTGATGCGCTATCGCTTTCCGTTCAAACCGTGGACGGTATAGAGATCGCTACAACCACTGCGGCGCTAACCGCTTCGGGTCGGCTTCCAGTAGAGCCACCTGTACCGTTTGCCGGGGGGCTTAAACTGGTGTTGACCGATAACACGGTAAACAGTGCGAAGGGTAAAATCATTCCCTTGGTATCTCCGGCATGAGCGCACGAGGATACTCCAGCCGTGGTTTGGCTCGAATACCGGGATTTATTCTCAACGCCGAACCGTCAACCACCGAAACGTCGAATGTTGTCGAATCCCGCTGGTTCTACCCCCACATTGCTGAGGGCCAGGACTACACCATTCCGGCGAACTCTGAGTTGTCGTTTGACGGCAGCACCTGGCTGACTGCCGGTGATCGGGTGTGGCCTGCGTCGAGGAAGTGCAAGGTGCGTGGGCATGCCAGCACGGAATATGAGACGCTGGTCGAGTACAGTTTTGTGTTTAATGGGGTGGCGGTGGTGTACTCGATAACCACTGAAGAAGATATTTTGTCAGCAATAAATCCTGATGGTAGCGCAATGCTGAACCCTGATGCTTCACAAGCATATAATCCTGCATGAGGTTGAAATGAGAAAAATATTTAGCATCTTTTTGGCTTTGGTCGCATTGCCGTCGATTGTTTCTGCTACCGATTTTAATGATACCGATCAGATATACGGTTGGAATGGATCGGCGCAGTTTTGGCAAACATGGGCTGATCATAAAACTCAGCTCGGTGCGTTGTTTTATACCGAGGCTGAAATTGACGCATTACTGACTCAGGATCTCACTACTGCTGGTAATCCGGCGTTTAACTCGGTCCACGCTTCAGGTGGGAACCTTGCGGCCGCCAACGCCCAGGTCGTAAAGAAATGGCTAACCGGCTTGCCCTACGTGACAGACGTTACCGCTGTCGTACACGGCGGAAACGTTTATATCTGTACCTCGGACCACACCGCCGGAGCGACCACTGAACCTGGAGTTGGGGCAAGTTGGGCTACGGTCTGGTCGCTTTGGGGTGTTGCGATTTATGAACCTCTTAAGGGCGCTGACGACAACTATGTGACAGATGTCGAAAAAACTGCGATAGGCAACCTTCCAGCAAACACAACTACAGAACTCTCAGGGAAAGTAGGAACCTCCGGGGATGAAACAATTGCCGGTATAAAGACCTTTTCATCTTCGCCAGTCGTGCCTACTCCAACAACAGACTACCAAGCTTCGACCAAGAAATATGTCGATGACTCGATGGCGGCTGCCGGTGCTGGGGATATCACAGGCGTTACTGCTGGAACTGGACTTACTGGTGGTGGTGACACGGGAGGAGTAACCTTAAATTTGACTGATACGGTGGTGACTCCTGGAGCCTATACCTCAGCGGATATTACTGTCGATCAGCAAGGGAGAATTACTGCAGCAGCAAACGGATCAGGTGGAACCGACGATCAAACTGCGGCTGAAGTAAACATTACGGACGCCGGAGAGTACTTTACAGGCATTACTGTTGAAGCCGCTTTACAGGAAGCTGCTGCTGATATCTTGTTGAATAATGCTAAAGTTACAATGACATATCCCGGCGCAGGAATCCCGAACTCAACCGGTAGCGCATGGGGTACAAGCTACACTCTTGACACCGATATCATCACCGGAGTTTCAGCCTCCGACGATACCGTTCCGAGCGCAAAGGCTGTTGATGCTGCGCTTGATCTGAAGCAAAATATTGCTGACGTGGTAGAGATAATTGCAGGAACAGCCTTAACTTTTGATATCGACACCTTGAATCATGACAATACTGCGGTGACTCCTGCGGCGTATATTGCTGCAAATATAACTGTAGATCAGCAAGGGCATATTACGGCAGCGGCGAATGGAGCATCAACATTCTCAGCTACACTGTTTGACGATGTCTCAGCAGAAGCCTGGCTTACAACTCTCGGGATGACCGCAAATGGTCAGTCCTTAGTGGCTGCTGCAAACTATGCATCAATGAGAACTTTGCTTGATCTTGAAGCCGGTATTGATTTTGCACCATATAGTAAAATACCCATTAAGACCAATTCAAAAGCTGCTGACTATACAATCGGTACTGACGATGCAAATGAAGCCTATGGGGGGACAGTTTACGTAACATCTGCAGCCGTAATCACAGCGCCTGAAATTGCTGTTGAGCAAAACTACTGTGTGACCACAATCGGAGACATCGCAGTGTCTCTGGACGTCAACGCTGTGGATCATATGATCCTTGATGGCGTGACCCTTGCCGATGGCGACAAGGCCACGAATACCAGTAAATCAGGAGATACCATTTGTTGTCAATATTATTCAGTCGATGGTCAATATTGCTGGTCTGGAACCGTACTTGGAGGGCATTGGACAGATGGTAATTAAAATACTTATAGCATTATTGCTGATTGCTTCTCCGTGTTTTGCAGGGACTGCTCAGATTAGGAATGTTGTTGGGATGGCAATATCTATTCCGCTGACGTATTCTATGTTTTTAACAATTTCCGGCGTGAGTGGTGCCGACAAGGTAACGGTTGACGCCATAGACTACACCGCCTCAGACGAAATAACCGGCTTGAGCAGTGCAACCGAGGCGCTAACCTGTACGGCTGATACTGGCCGGGAGTGCGAGTGTACCGGGACGGCTGTTACGGGTACTGTGCCGGATTATGTTGTTGATATGAGCGATAGCGCAGAGAGTGTAAGTTGTACTTTCCAGGCCGCTGGCGGGGCTTGTGATATAGCCTTATTCTCTCAGACGATCGACAATGCCAGTAGAGCACTAGCGCAATATGGGACAGAAGATTACATTGGTGCGGTGTGGGGGGGGGCGAGTCAAACGATATGTGCAGTTGATTTTAAATTTTACCCGCCAGCAGGGGATATATCGGGAATCAACTATGTTGCCGAGGTGTTTGATAGCTCGTTTAACTCAAAAGGTTTGTCGCCTCAAGTTTCTGGGGCGTCTCTCAACAACACTGTATATAAATTTACATTTTCTCCTGCAATAAATCTTATTTCTGGTGATACAGTAGTTGTCCATAGGTTTGACATGAGCAGTAATGAGTCTAATTATGCAAAAGTTGCAAGGGCAGTTGGTACTGACAGTGCGTCTATAAATAGTAATGTGTGGACTCACGGAACTCCCTGGACCGTTAACTATATATCAACTACAAATGATTTTTACATGGTGCTGTATGGGAATTAAAGTATTTTCAGTATTCGTAATATTTACTTTAACTCTTTTATCGGTCGTTCAAGGGAGCGAATTACCACTAATATACCACCATAACATGGTATATCTCGGGGCTTTCAAAACTCCAGTTGGCGATGACATGTCATATGGCGGTGGTGTAATAGCATTTAACCCATCTAATGGTAACTTGTTTATTTCTGGTAATGTTAATGAGCAAAAAATTGGAGAAATATCTGTTCCAGCACCTGTCATTAGTGATAACCTTACTCTTCTCAATAGAGCAACTCTGACCCAAAACTTTTACGACATAACCGAAGGAAATAGAGATTTGATTCGGGCTGACGGTACAGCGCTGGCTGATGGTAATGGCTCAAGAATTGGGGGATTATTGACTTATGACGGTGGGTTAATTGGAACTATATTCGCGTTTTACAACACCGCTGGTGCTAGGTCACATTTTAAGTCAGGTTTTACGCTGTCAACCGCAGGTGATTTTGGTGGTATCTACACTCTTGGTCCTTGGACGGACCCAGAAACATCTAGCTTTGTAAACGGCTGGATGGCAGCAGTACCTTCTGCCTTGTCGGCAGAGCTGGTGGGGCCGGTAATTACTGGAAACGGATCTTTATCCATTTTATCACGAACATCATATGGGCCAGCAGCATTTTATTTCGATCCATCTGATCTCGGGGTAACTAATCCTGTCACCGCAGAACCATTATTATACTATGACCAAGCGCACCAAACACTCAATCCTGGAGGATATAGCAACCCTACCTGGAACGATACGACAAAACAGGCCGGAATAGCTGTGGTAGGTGGTAGCAGAAGCGTTTTGTTTTTTGGCTATCATGGGCTGGGCGAAAGAAACTATGGGGGGTATTCGGCTAATCCAATATTTGCTGATGAATGTCAATCTCCTGACACTTGTATTACCGGCCCCAAGGGGTGGCAGGTATGCGAGAATATGGATAATTGTACGACCGGAAGAAAGGGTATCCCATATGATAACCATGTTGATTGTTCAACTCATGTCTCTGGAGGATCGGATGGGTGCTATTACGACCCGACTGGTATGGGAGATAAAGGGCCACACGCCCCCCCTTATCGGTACCAGGTGTGGGCATATGACGCTAACGATCTGGCCGCAGTAAAAAACGGGACTCTACAACCATGGGAGCCTGAACCCTACGCGATATGGGAACTTCCTATCGGGTTCAGCAGTACTGCGGTGTTCGGAGGGGCTACTGCATATGACCCAGCAACTGGGAAACTCTACGTGTCGCAACCACAAGGAGAGTCTAGTGGGTACAACAGGCTCCCGGTTATTCATGTTTTCCAGATCAATATGCTTACTACTCCACCTACCGTGTTTTTAATAAAGGGTAAAGCGATGCTGTTTGAAGGCACGCTTAACATCAAAAACAACGGTGGCGATATGGTGACGATAACGGCTACAAGCAGGACAGAACTAAAGGCCTTTACTTTCCCGGGAGCGTTGGCAGCCGGAGCATCCTACAATATAACCGTTTCTCAGCAGCCTGCCGGATATAATTGCGTTGTTTTGCACGGTAGTGGCACGGTGGACGACTTCGCTGATATTACCGAGACAGTAATAGATTGCGAAAAAATCTACTCAGGTGCACCCACTCCCGGACCGTGGCAACAAGCAGCATTCACCTTCGGCACAGCGCCGATGGAATTTGTTAATCAAGAATAGCCATCGTGCTACTGGTGGTGTGCCTGGGGATTTGGTGGATATAAAGGAGAAGATTGATGGATAAAGCGATACTTAGTACCAATCATGCCGAAACATATTGCAAAAAGGAGTTTTTGACGGACTCACCGGAACCATCAACTTCATCTGTGGTGTCTTTTTCAGGCCTTATACAATGGGGCTCAAATGATAAGCCTGAGCCAGTAAATTTTTTAGAAATTTCTAATTGTCATGAAAAGGCGCGACTACACCGAACCTTTGAAATGACAAGCGGAGAATGGATATCTCAACTTCAACGACTTCAGCGGCATATCGGTGATTACGTTGATTATTTGAAATCAAAAGAGGGCAAACAATGAACTGGCAAGAAGTTGGTGGGTGGCTGAAAAAGAATGCTGGGCCTGGAGCGGCACTTGTCGGTTCTCTCGTTACTGGCAACGTTCCCGGAGCCGTGGCTGCCGGCATTTCTATGGTGTCGTCGGTTACAGGAACCAATGACCCCGACCAAGCCATGGTGGTGTTGCAAGGCGATCCGCAATCCATCGTTCGGCTGAAAGAATTATGGTATCAGAACGAGGCCACCAATCGATTGCACCTGGAAGAAATGACTCGCCTTGCATTGGACGACAAGCAGAAAGAACACCACGAAACTCAGGAGACAGTAAGAGCCGGGGACAAGTCTGAAGGAGGAATAAGATACGTTAGGCCATCCCACGCTACTATCTCCCTCTTGGCGGCTATTTATTATGCCTTGTCGAAAGACGCGCCGTCAATCGAAGTGATAGCCATCCTGTTGGTGCTTCCCTTCACCTACGCTGGCTTGAGAGAATTTGGAAAGACCTTCGGATCTTTTACTGCCATGAAAACCATGATTGCCGGAAAAGGATGAGCATGTCAACTGAATCTATTTTAATAGCAATCATTGCTGCTGTTGGAAACATTGGAGCGTTTGTTTATTTGATAAAATGGTTGTTAGGTAAAGTTGATAAACATAATGAACTTTTACCGAAAATAAGTGCTCAGTTAGAAGCCAATACCGAAAGTCAAAAGATAATATCTTCTAACATGATTGAGCTTTTCAATAGCCGCAACAATTTGAATGAACGGGTTGTTGTTATTGAAGCAACTATCAAGCATAATGGATGTGATGTTGGAGGAAGACGTTCAACAGATCGACATTAAATTATGAGGACCGTAATGAACTTAATTTCAGATCCTTCTAAATGTAAGAATTGCCCTAATTGTGATAGATTAGCTAATTTTAAATCTAAACATAAAGGTAAGGTGTTCGTAAGCGATTATAGATATCGTAACGATGAACAAACTAGAATGGCTATATTGAGTTTAATTGATTGTTGTCCTGAAGGAGCTATTGAGTTAGTTCCAAAACCAGTATGGTAAATAATATGAAAAGAGATGTTAAGGATTTAGAATCTCAATTGCGTTTAGATGAAGGCGAAGTACTTTATGCTTATCCTGATAAGCTTGGATATCTTACCATCGGCGTTGGTATTCTGATTGATAAAAGAAAAGGTGGTGGGTTGAGAAAAGAAGAATCTGATTTCATATTGAAGAATAGAACTTCTTTGATTATAGAAGAAGTTAAACGAAGATTGCCTTGGGTTAGTAACTTACATTTTATTCGAGCTGCCGTGTTGTATAACATGGTGTTTCAACTTGGTGTAGATGGTTTACTTGGCTTTAAAGATACTTTGAAGCTTATTGAAGCCGGTAATTATGAAGCGGCCTCAAAGGAAATGTTAAACAGTTTGTGGGCAAAATCCCAAACTCCTGAACGGGCAAAGCGTCTTTCCGAGCAAATGAGAACCTGTCAATGGCAATAAATTTGATTTGTTGTTAAAAATGTTTGACAGGGTTTGGAGCGTATAGTAAAAATCTGACAATAGGAGATATTTTATAAACTTTGATTTGGCCGGATAAATGAAACGATTCTTTAAAAACATTTTAAATTTACTTCCTGATAAAAGTGATTTCTTTTTGTTATCTGGAATCGGTTCTATATTCTGGGGTATTTATCAGATTCACATTCCAATCTCCTTTATCGTTACCGGTATTCTTTTATCTTGTATCGGTCTTATCAACGCTATCCCATCAAAGAAGGTGCTTAATTAATGGCACTTCTTTCTCCTATATTTGAGCGTAGAAGTTCTACCTACAATTTATCTTCTGGTGATCCAGAACTAGTTTCTATTTTCGGTGGAAAGGTTTCAAACTCTGCTCAAAATGTTAATCCTAATACTGCATTAGCTGTTTCAACTGTTTACGCTTGTGTTAACCGCAAAGCTAAAACAATTGGAATGTTGCCGTTAAATGTAATACGTTCGATTGATGGTAATAATGAAATAGCTATTAATCATCGTTGCCAACGTTTGTTGAATGCACGTCCTAACCGATGGCAAACGTCTTATGAATGGCGTGTAATGATGGACATTCATAGGCAACTGCGAGGTAACGCATATAGTTTCATTCTTTATCATCCGGGGCGAGGTCTTAATGAACTCATCCCCATGGACCCTGATAGGGTGTTTCCGTACATTATTGATAAAAATGGATCTGTAAATTATATAAATGAAAATTCCCCGCCGCCTGATGTCGGTGATACCCTTTGGTATCAATATATCTCTTCGAACGGTTCGGTAATTGTTTTACGTGATGATGAAGTAATTCATTTGAAAGGAATGTCTACTAACGGTATTGTGGGCAAGCGTCTTATAAGTTTGATGCGGGAATCTGTTGGTTTGGCTTTAGCTACTGAAGAACAAGGCGCACGTTTATTTTCAAACGGTGCTCAAATTGGCAAGGTGTTTACACATCCTGAAACTTTATCCGATGAAACATATAAACGTTTAAAGAATGAATTAAATTCTGCAACCGCAGGTGTGCATAACGCACACAAGACGTTAATACTTGAAGATGGGATGAAGATTGAGAAAACCACGTTAACCATGGTTGAAAGTCAATTTTTAGAAAGCCGCCAGTTTCAAGTTGAAGATATTTGTTCATTTATGGACGTTCCGTTGATTCTTATTAATAGATCTGGTGATAAGAATCAAACATATGCTTCTGCTGAACAGGTTATAAGTATTTTTGTTACCCACATGATGTACCCTGAGTTTGTCAATTGGGAACAATGTTTAAACAAAGATCTTTTGTATGATTCAGAGAAATCGTCTTATTATTTTGATTTTGATTTTGATAAGATGCTTCGTGGTGATACAAAAGCGCGTACTGAATATCTACGGGGAATGTTTGGGATGGGTAGTATGTCACCGGATGATATTTGCCGGTATGAAGGTAGAAACCCGACCGGCACACCTGAAGGTAAGAAATATTATTTGGCTTCCGGTATGTTACCTATCGATATGGCAGGAAAGCAAGTTGTAAATAAACCTGTTAAAGAAGATATAAATAATAAAGAACCGATAGAGGGTGAAAATAAATGAAAGGTTCTCCTGAAGTTATAGCGGCTTTGAATGAGTGTTTAAATGAAATACGACTTTCGTATATTGTTTTTGCAATTTGTAGTGCCAGATGTCTTAAATGTGGATATGAAAATATTGGTTGTTTGTTGAAAAACATTTTTAAAAAAGACCTTGAAACTAATGAAAGGTTGGCAAATCGTATTTTGTATTTGGACGGTTTAATTGTTTTCAAACAACTTGAGTTTGAAGATTGTGAATTTTCTGTTGATGAAATGATGAATCTTTCTATTAATCAAAAAAATAAACTCATCTCTTCTATTATAGAAGGAATTGAACTTTGTAATAAATTTAAAGATTTTGGAAGTAGAATATTATTGGACGATGTATTAGTTGAAGAAGAAAAGCATTTGGCTCATATTGAGGCCAAGATGATTCAATTTAGTGAGCGAGGTAAAGCATGAAACTTGACATTGAACGTAGAACTTATGATGCTGAACTTCGGGTTGATACTGCTGGATATGGTAAGAAGGCTCCGACTATTCGTGGATATGCGGCAAAGTTCAATACCTTGTCGCAGTCAATGCCTATTTATGATGAAGGTCGAATGATCGGTACTTTTCGTGAACAACTTGTTCCTGGTTGTTTTGCTTCTTCTTTAGCAACAAGCGACGTTCGGTGTCTTATCAATCATGACGCAAACCAAATTCTTGGTAGGAATATATCAGGAACATTACGGATGAAAGAAGATGAAACTGGATTGTTTTTTGAAAACGATCCACCTGAAACTTCTTATTCAAAAGATATTCAAGTATCCATGCAACGTGGCGATATTTCCCAATGTTCTTTTGGTTTTAAAGTGGCGTCTGGTGGTGACGAATGCCGTAAAGATCCTGATGTTCCAAATGGGTATATTCGTTCAATTCGCAAAATTGATCAAATGTTCGATGTTTCAGTTGTAACGTATCCGGCGTATCTTGATACAAATTGCGATATCGCCGTAAGAAGCATTATCACAAATATGAAAGTTGAAGAAGAATCTGTTAAAGCTGCTGTTAAAGAGCAAGAAGAAGCCGAGCGTCGGCATAAGGTTTATATCATGCGTAAGCGAATGGAGCTTGCGGGTTTAGGGGTATAAACCAAAACGGTAAATAGTATAGGAGAAGAAGATGGCTAAAGATTTGCGTGAATTGATGGAGAAGAGGACTAAGGCTGTTGCCGACGCTCGTATTCTGGTTGACAAGGCTGAAGAGGAAAAACGTAGCATGTCCTCCGAGGAAGAGCGTCAATGGGATGCTTACATGGAAGATGAAAAACGTTTCGGAAAAGAAATTGAGCGCGAAGTAAAACTTCAGGAAGCCGAGCGTCGCGCCGCTGAAACTGCCGTGAACAACACTGATGGCAAGGATAAACGGACTGTTCAGAGTCCTGATGTTGAATTGCGTAAACAGGCGTTTCGCACTCTTCTTGTCGAAGGCCCTATGGCTATGAGCGCTGAGGAAAAACGTGCTCTGAGTACTCAGAGTGATACCCAGGCCGGTTTCCTGAATGCTCCCCAGGAGTTTGTACAGACTCTTATTGAGCGTGTTCGTGACGATGTATTTATCGAGGGTGAATCAACCAAGTTCACCACCACCAATGCCAACGGTCTGGGCTTCCCGACCCTGGAAACATATCCCGGTCAGATCAAGATGATTTCCGAGATTGGTGAGTCCGAAGAAGAAACCGGTCTGACCTTCGGAAAGCGGGAGTTCAAGCCGCACCTTGCCAAGAAGCTGATCAAGATTTCCGATGCGATGCTTCGTGCTGATGGTATGAATGCTGAAGCGATTGCGATTGATGCAATTGCCTACATGATCGGCATTACCAAGGAATACATGTTCCTGCTCGGTACTGGCAATCAGGAACCTCTTGGGCTGTTCGTCGCGGATGCGAAAGGCATCCCGACAACCAGGGATTTCTCCACTGATATGACCACTACGAATTTTACCCCGGACGCTTTGAAGGGTGTGAAATACAATCTGAAGGGTCAGTACATGAAAACGGCAAAATGGTTGTTCCATCGTGACGGTGTTGCCAAAGTTGCCAAACTGAAAGACGGTGAAGGTCGGTATATCTTTGACACTGCAAATACTGTTGGCGCAATGGATATGTTGCTGAATCGTCCGATGCTCATGAGCGAGTATGTCCCCAATACATTTACCGCTGGTAAATATGTGGGCATGTTCGGTGATTTTTCCAAGTATTGGACCGTCAATTCCATGGCTCTGCGAATCAAACGTTTGATGGAATTGTTTGCCCGTACTTCTCAGGTTGGTATTCAATTTGAAGTCGAGTTTGATGGAATGCCGGTACTTCCTGAAGCATTCTGCCGTATTAAAACCGCTGCTTCTTAATAGCGGATGATTTGAATGTGATCTTGCCCCGGTAAAATGGGGCTTAATCAAAACATATTGAGGAGTAGTTTATGAAGAATTTGTCAAATACTGTGAAAGTCGATCAGGTGCTCGGGTATTTTGCCGCTGCTCAGACGACACGAAAAGGTAGCATTATTGATATGGCCGGATACGAAGGCTGTATGTTCATTTTCGAGTTCGGTACACTGCTTGAAACCGGTACAATTGCCTGTGATATTAACGGTGATGATGTGAACAATACCGCCGGTATGACAAAACTTGCCGGTGGCGCAACTCATACAGTCACGGCCACAACTGCGGCACTTACTCAGTCTGCCATTGTAGTTGATATTTATCAGCCTGAGCCGAGCAAACATCGTTATCTGGAGCCAATGATAACCCTTGGTGTTGCCAATACGTTGATTCTCGGAATTACCGCAATTCGCTATAACGGCAAGTTGAAACCTGAGTTGACGACCGGCTTGCTGGCTTCTTCGATTGCCTATAGTCCGGCTGCTGCATAAGCGATAATATCAATGATCAAAGGTGGCTGACACCACCTTTGATTTGAGGAGACGTAATATGGGTACAAGTGCAAAAGTGTACATGAAGCAGGGGGCTGAGGAATTGGTAGCTGCTTCTGGTGGTAAGATCGATGCTCAGTCAGGATCTATTATTACAGGCGTTGCCCTCAATCTACGGACTCGTGCAACGACCGCCGAGGTTAACGCTGGTCTGGCGCTTCTTCCCGCGCTGGCTGGATACAAGTATCGGATTACCGATCTGACAATGATCGCCATTGGTGGCAGCGCCGCTACCGCAACATCTGTTGACATCGTGACGACCCAGGCGGCAAGCGCCGCGCGGCCTTTTGTGGTTGCTGTAGCAGCTCTTACACAGAGCGCGGTGGTCAAGCCCGATAGTGCAAACGTGACGGTTCTTGCTGACGGTGCTTCCTTTATTGCCAATGACGAAAACAGTGGTGTTTATGTGGCAAAACAGGCTGCTGGTAGCAACTTGGCCACTGCTGCTCACATTGATGTTATTCTTTCATACGTGATCGAAAAAGCATAAAGGAGTTTCGGGCATGAAAACAATCAAAATGAAAAGTATCAGTTCCGGTCCTGAAGGAACGATGCATCCTAATGTGAAGTACACGTTGGATGAGAAAGAGGCAAAGGAACTGGTAGACGGTGGATATGCTGAATATGAAACAGCAATGATGCCGTCAAAGGTCGTTGAGAAAGCCGGTAAGTCTCCTGACGTAGATGCAATTAAAAAGGTTGCTGCTGAAGAAGCAAAGCCGGTTGTTCAACCTGTTTGGGGTAATAAATAATGTCAACGAGAATAGTACAAGGCAATTTACAGCCGTATTTTTATTTCACAATTCCTGGTGAAGATGATCTTACAGGAGCTGTAGTTACTTGTACTATGCTTGATATTGATGATACTGTTATTATTGATGCAAGCGCTGTTGGTTGCTATATAACAGATACTGAAGCTAGACAAGCTGAATACAGATGGCAAGAAGGTGATACCGATTTAAGTGGAATCTTTTCAATTTATTTTACCATTGCACCTGATGTTGTAGGTGTAGATCCTTTTGATACAGACGCTTTTCCGATTGAAATAATTGCAAACGGTTCAGATGAATTAGTTACAATTGAAGATGTTGAAAGACAAATTCGCTTTTCTTTAAGCAACCAATCCGAACATATTATTCAGCTTATTCAAGCTGTTCGTGAACAGGGTGAGTCTGTTACACGAAGAGCGTTGAAGCCTACAAATAAAATATTGACACTTGATGGATTCCCTTCAGGTAGAGGTATTATTGAAATACCAAACGCGCCTTTACGGTCAATAAGTAGTATAACATATTTTGACGGAAGTGGTATATTACAAACAATAGATCCTTCTTTATATAAAATAGGATCTGGGAATAATGTTTTCCCACAACAACCGTCAAGGGTAATGCCTGTTTATGGTGAAAGCTGGCCTTCTACTTTAGATGATGTTGATGTAGTTGCGATAAATTATGTTTGCGGTTATGGAACAATTTTAAATTCAGAATCTGTTTACGAAACAATTGAATTGCCGAAAGCCATTAAACAATGGATGTTGATTAATATTGCAAATCTTTATAACAATCCTGAAACAATTGTTGTCAGTAATGTAAATAAACAAAGCTTAGTTCAAATACCAATGATTGCAAGTAGTTTGATTGCTAATTATAAAATAGCTGGTTGGTAATATGCAGACAGGAAAGAAACGTCATCTTATTCGCATTGAGCAGCCGGTTTCCGTTAAAGATACTTCAAACGGCTCAGTAACCGTTACATGGCAATTGTTCAAGAATATGTGGGCAAGTATTGAAACCATGAGAAGCTATGAAAAACAGGCTTCACAAGCATCTTGGCCTGGAGCCGATGTTCGAATTGGAATTGACTATGTAGAAGGATTGTTGCCGACTTTCAGGGCAAAGAAAGGAAATGTAATTTACTCCATTTTAAATATTCAAAACGTTGATGAAATGAATAGGGATGTTTATTTGATTTGTCAAACTGGAGTCAAAGGTTCATGAGTAATTCGATATATACAATTCTTCAACCTATTTTTGGTGATGAAATTTATCCGATTATCTTTAAAGGTGATGTTAACAATCCTCCTAATCTGTACGCTGTATTTACACAAGTTGGGGGAACTTCTTTTAATACGCTAAAAAATACTGACGATTTAACACGTCAACGAATGCAAGTTTCTATTTATGGAACTGTTTACAATGACGTTAAATCAAAAGTATCTTATGTAAAAAATGCCATGAAAGCTGCAAACGCTGCTGCGTCTGCTGCTGTTGCAAGTAGAACAGATCCTTTAACAGCAACCGGTTCCTTGCCAAATTCACCTATTGGTGATGGTATTGATGATTATGAATCGGATACAGATAGATTTGTTAAACATTTAGAGTATTATTGCTGGTCACGGTGATTTTGTAACATGGGTTAGAATAAAATCTAACTCAATTATTTTAACCCACATTTGAGGGAGAAAAGATATGAGTGTAGCCGCTCAATTGGCCCAAGGTTCGACGCTGCATGTTGCTGGAAGTGCTGCTTCTGCCGAAGTTCTTACCGTCATTACCGTAGGAAATCCTACTATTTTGGCTATTACCGGTCACGCTGGTGTAGCAAATGGTGATGTTGTTACATTGGCTGGTTTTACCGGTGCGGATGCCGCATTGCTGAATGGTAAAACTCCTGTTGTTCATCATTATGCAACTGGTGGAACAAACGACACCTTTGCTATCGATATCAATACGGTTGGTAAAACAATTACTATTGATGCTGGCAATACTACCGCAACACCAACAGCATGGATTGAAGTTCTTGAAGTAAAAGGCATCAAGCCGTCTGCCGGTAGTTCCAGCGATATTGATTGCACTGATCTGAAATCTGAGGCGAAGGAATATCGTACCGGTTTGGCTGATAATGGTACGTTCTCAGCAGATATTCATATTCTTGAATCTGATGCCGGTCAAGCTGCTGTACTTGCTTCCTACCTTGCATCAACGGCGCTTTCTTACAAAGTTACTACTCCGGCTAAGACTCGTACTTTTACAGCTTCCTGTAAGAAGTTCCCGACCATTCCTGATCTGAATGTTGATGGTGTTCAGATTGGTACAATGGAGTTTAGGATTTCCGGTGCTGTAACCGTGGCGTAAATAGATAGTTATTTCTTGATACCGGTTTGAACTATTTCAAGCCGGTATTTTAACTTTTAAAGGAGAATGTTTATGGGCTTTTCGAGAGAAGATTTGCTTAATGAAACAAAACTTGAAACGGTTGTTGTTTCGGTTGGTAATGGTAGCGTTACAGTAAGTGAAATTTCCGGTCCTGATTATCTTGCGGCTTGCGAATATGCCAAAATGGATGACGGTGAAGCTGATGGTAATTTCAAGGTAAATATTCACAAACTCAATCCGGCCTTGCTTGCATATGGTATTGTTGATGATGAAGGAAATCGAATTTTTGTCGATGAAGATATTCCTCTGCTCGCAAGGCGCTCAATGAAGAAGTTTGAACCGGCCCTTATTGCCATCAAGCGGTTGAATGGTTTGCTGAGTGACGAGGGAAACGCCTCCGAGCCGACCCCGGACGGCTCAACCTTTGGCGAATAACAGTAGCCCTGGGGTACAGACACCCTGATCATTTGTTGGCTGGTATGACGGCCAGGCAGCTTCGGGAGCTGCAAGGGTATTACGGCATCGAGCCTTTCGGGGAATATCGGTCAGAAATACGTCACGGCCAACAAATGGCTTTTCACCATAACATCAACCGAGATACCAAAAAACAGCGTGAACCTTTTAAAGCACTCGATTTTATGAATTTTGTTGTCGAACCGCCTGAAAGGAAATATACTGTCGAGGAATTAGAGGCTTATGCTGATAGTATTTTTGGTACTTAATCCTTCCTTATAAAACGGTAATCTAATGGCTGATGGTTTCGCAATTGAGTATGATGAAAATTGGACCATGCTAAGCCAGCGTTTAGCTACTTTTGGTGAAAAGGTAGCTAAACAGATTACCGTTTCCGCATTAAAAGAGTCTGCTGCTTTTATGAAGCAAGAGGCTGTCCGTTTTGTCAATGATTCTGATCGAGATCATAAGTTGTTGGTTAAGGGTGAATATATTGAACTCCATCCAACTAATTTAAGGAAACATATTCGGTATGGTAGGATTAGCCCAAAATACCTTGAACCTGGTGAAGTGGGTTATCGTGTTTTTGTGCGTATTAAAATAGCTTGGTATGCTAAGTTTGTTGAATATGGTAGAAGTGGAATGAAAGCGTCTCCTTTTATGCGTCCTGCTTTTGAGTATGAAGTTCAAAATGTTGCGAAACGTTTTAAAGAAATGATTGAATTGGCTATGCTTGAGGGAGGGTTTTAAATGTCCAATAGTAACGCAACGATAACTTTAAAAGCCAGAACCGATGAATTTGAAGCTCGGTTAAAGAAGGCTATTGGCACTTTTGAATCCTTAACTTTACAAGGTAAGAATACTACTAAAGCAATCGATGATTCAATGCGTCAATTGACCATATCATCTAAAGGTTATGTAGATAAGTTAGAACAATCGTTTAACGCTTTACAGATAAAGCCGGATATTGCTTTAGAGTATCAGACAAAACTTTTAGCCGCTAATGTTAGAGTTATTGAAGGTCATTATCAGAAGATAGCCAAAGACGCTGACCGTAGTACCGCTGAAGTAACAAGAGCGTTTAAGGCGATGAATGATAAGATTCGCCAGTATAACGAGCAGCCTTTAAAATCTTCTTTTTCAACTTTAGGAATCTTGCCCACAAGTGCTGTTGAAGCAGAGAAATCTAAGATAATAGAAGCGTTTGAAGAAATAAAAAGAGTTGGTACTGATAGCCCTGGAGATATAACGAGGGCTTATGAAAAAATGGTTACTGACTTGCGTAGATTGGACGATCTTCTTTTAACCGATAGTGAAAAAGTTCATAACGAAGCTTTAGCAATGAACAAACGCTTTAATGAAGAAAGAATTGCTTCAGATAAGCGCGTTTACGATGCAAAGATTGCAGCACAGAGAGCAAATCACTTAGCCTACGAAAGAGATGAGGAAGATGCGTTTCGTATAAATGAAAAGTTTAACGAAGCTAAAATTGCTGCTGACAAAAGACTTTATGAAGCTAAGATAGCAGTACAGCGGGCTAATCATCTTGCTTATGAGCGCGACGAAGAAGAAGCTTTCAGAATACATGAAAGATTTATTTCTGAAAGAATAGCTTCTGAGAAACGGTTGGCCGTTGCTCAAGCTGAAGCTTTAGCAATGAACAAACGCTTTAATGAAGAAAGAATTGCTTCAGATAAGCGCGTTTACGATGCAAAGATTGCAGCACAGAGAGCAAATCACTTAGCCTACGAAAGAGATGAGGAAGATGCGTTTCGTATAAATGAAAAGTTTAACGAAGCTAAAATTGCTGCTGACAAAAGACTTTATGAAGCTAAGATAGCAGTACAGCGGGCTAATCATCTTGCTTATGAGCGCGACGAAGAAGAAGCTTTCAGAATACATGAAAGATTTATTTCTGAAAGAATAGCTTCTGAGAAACGGTTGGCCGTTGCTCAAGCTGAAGCTTTAGCAATGAACAAACGCTTTAATGAAGAAAGAATTGCAAGTGAGAAGGCTGCTAATATACAACTTGAAGAAGTTAGGAAGAAGCCTTTTGAAACTTTAAAAATAATGTCTTCTTCTGATATAAACGCAGAAAAGGCTAAGATAGTAGCTGCATTCAATGATATTAAAAATAGCGGGGAAAAGTCAGGTACGGACGTAAAACGCGCTTATGCTTCAATGAACGCCGAACTCAAACGTTTGAAAGAACTGAGTTCTGGCGATCCTGCTAGGAATGCCACCAAAGGAATTAATCTTTTAAGTTTAGCTTCTACCGCTGCAATTGTTAAGATTCAGTTGTTGTACTCATTGGTTAATACAACCATGAGTGTTATCGGAAGCATTCCTAGAATAGCGATGGACGCCGTTGAGTCCTTCGAAGCATCCTCAATATCTGGCGCTGCCATTATAACTTCAATGCAGAAAGGGGTTAAAGATGTAGGCGAGGCTTATAAAGAAAACAAAGCCTATGTTGAAGCTACGCAAGAAGCCTTGATAAAAATGGATACTCAAACGGCGGCTTCTGGTAAAAACCTTGAAGATATGAACCACCAGTTTAGGTTACAAGGTGTTTTGCTTGATTCAAATAACGAAAAGCAAAAACAAGGTTTCTTAAACATTGCAAATGCTTTATCTGCTTTAACTGCAAATGACCCTAATAGAGATATGCAGTTTAGCCAAGAAATATCTGCGTTCGTTCGGGGTGAAGATAGAACAGGCAATAAGCTATTTAAACTTTTAAATTCTCTTGATAATGGGAATTTAAAAGAAAGCTTAAAACTTTGGAAGGAAAATTCAAAAGAAGCTGACAATTATGGGCTTATTATTGAGAAAGCCGGGGCTATGTTGGATGGTTTCAAAGTTGCTCAAGATGATATAAACAAATTGTGGGAAACTCAGAAATCCACTCTTGCGACTATTCGTGATGAAATATTACGCGATGGCTTTGGTCCTGAGTTTGATAAAATAATTGCAAAGCTTACAGAAGTAAATGAGTATGGAATCAAGAATAAAGATGCCATTGCTAAAATGATTAGCGGCGGTTTTGAAAATATTCATAGTGTTATAAATACTTTGGAAACGTATTCCAATGATATAATGGTATTGGGAGGTTTGTTAGTAGTCGCTAAAGTTTCACAGTTAGAATTAAACGCTGCTGTTAAAGCAAATCCATATGTAGCGGCTGGTGCTGCTTTATTGTTTTTAAATGAACAAATGAAGCATCTAAATATTGGTTTTGGGGAGCAAGACCTTAGTTTAGGTGGCTTGGTGGACAAGTATAATGTACTTGTGTATGATGTTGAAAAATTAGCTGGTGTTTATGATAATAACGTTGATAAAGCCGAAGCATTAAGAAATGAAATAGATGCCCTTTCACAAAGTTTGGCTGCTGGTTCTACCGAAGGTAAGAAATGGTATGACTTTAAATTGTTTGCAGATCCTAAAGAAGATCAAAAGCATATTGAAGAAACTGTAAATAAGATAAAAGTTCTTCAAGCTGAACTTGAACGTGTATTAAGTTTACAAAATGCAATTAATAATACCTCTATTTCGTTTCCAGACCCTAGCAAATTTGGTGGTGTATACGCTCCTCCTCCGCCTAAAAATATAAATTTTGGTGGAAGTGAAGACGATGCTGCAAGTGGTGCTGGTAACGGCGATAAACTCCTCCGTGCTGCTGAACGACTTAATGAAAAACTTGCCGAGTTGCAGAAATCTCATAATGAAATAATACTCTCTGAAAATGCAAATGCTCGTAAGTATGAATTGCAAGAAGCTGAAAACAATTATGACGAGCGTATAATTTCTTTATCTGCCTATATCAAGAAAAAGCAAGATATCGAAGTTGCTGCTATTGAAGAAGAGATTCGCACTCAGCAGGAAACCGTAGCGGCATTTCAGAAGGTTCTCGATACTGGTAATTTTGGTTACGGTGGTGACAAAGGTGCTG